TTTATTGACAATCTTGTATGGAACGTCTTGGTAGTTGAAGTATTGACCCACATTGATTGTATCCCCAGTGTATGAGAAATACATCAATGTATTATCACACAAATTCAATCCGATAATCGGTGTTCCCGATGGAAGTGGAACTGGTGTTGGCGTCGGCGTTGGCGTCGGACACGGAGTGGATGATGGACAAGTCCCAATTGGAACTGAGTCCCATAATACAGATACGGGGAATGGGTCGTTCGCACAAATCTGAACTCCCACAAATGGGGGAACAGCGTAGGTCTGAATCGTTCCACAACATCCCGTGTAGGTTATGTTCAGAACGTATGATACGTTTGTTGATACACCAAAGTTTACACAATCACCCGAGAAAGGAATTGGACAACTACCCAATACAGAGAACGTAGCCCCCGAGATTGAATCCTCACAAGCACAGATGTCTACATAATCATCGGGTGGAATTGAACCACTCTCTGTTGAACCACTACAAGAAACGTAGTCAAATATAATCGGGAAATCGGGGTCTGAGTTAAACACACGATAGGTCAAACATACACAAGCATCACACTCACCAACTTGGGTAAATTGTCTTGGGTTGTCGTTTAGGAATCTTGTTGAGTTCTGACAAGCACAATACGTATATGAAGCAAGGGGGTCAATGTTGTAGGTTTGTTCATCACCCAAACAATCCAAATACGTGATTGGGAGTTGTGATTCTTCACTTAGGTTTGTGATGTTGTATTCATAACAAGAACATCCATCAAACACGTCAATCTCGGGGTCTGGTGGTGTTGGTTGGTTTAGGGTGCCTTCCAACTCAACAGAGTAGTATGCCGTTCCATTAGGAAAGTTGATTCCGTGTTCTGTAATGTTTGGAACACCAACCCCAAGGTAAATCACCTGCTCTTCAGCAAAGTTTGTAGGGTTAGTCCAAAAGTGGTCGTAGTAATTACACGATGGACGAGTTCCACAATTGGATTCAACGTTATATGTTCTACCAGTTCCAATCAGAGAATTTGTGTCATCATAGAACTTGAAGATTGCTGAATAGACTTGTCTTGCGGGTAAGTCCACAGCGATGTCATAATAGTTCAACGCAGCAAGGGTGGCATTGTCCGTAGGTCTAATCCATCTTGTCCTTGGTGAGTTGGTCATAAATCTTGAAGTGTATTGGGGGAACTGACCAGTAGAACCCGTTAAATAGAACGGATTAAAATTGTATTGTTTTCCATTGAACCATTCCTTTACCCCATTGTAGGTATAACCCACATTACTTCTAACTGCGGGATTACCAGCCGCACCATTACCATCATAGATGACTACAACACCCGATTGTGATGTTGCGTATTCCTCCCCAACCATAATGGAGTAGACAATCATATTGTCAGTCAAATAACCCCAAGCAGCGGTGTGTAATGAAGTGTCCCCACTACATCCTTGGTTTGCTGGTTGGGATGCGGTATAGTTTAATAGGATTGGTGATAAATCCAACTGACCCCAACCTTCAGATGATGGGGTAATCTTTAGGGTCGCAATCTGACCTTCATCAGTAAAGACATCCACCACATAACGATACTTGTATAGAGTGGGGTCTGTTGCGGCTGTTGATGAAAATTGAAAAACCAGATTTCCGTAAACTGGTTCAATCGTATTTGGTTGTGATAAAAATGTAATCATTATATTTTGATTGCGATGTTAAATGTCTCTTGACCTAATAAGTTAAATCTGTTGAAAACGTCCCCAAGTTGTTCTCGTAAAACCTCGTCTTGGTATTCGGGCTTGTTGAGCAACTGGTCAACAAATTCATATACGTTTTCTTGGAATTCTGCGTCCGTTATTTTATACCCTGCGTATCCGACCTTGGTGAGCCTTTGAGCAATTGCGTAGGCGATTCTTCTACTCTCGGGTGAGGCTTTCTTGAGTTTGGTTTTTACCCAAGGTTCAAGTTTGGTTTCAACGATGTATTTGCTGACAAACTTTTTGCCGGGTTTTGACCCATCACCGAATACATAATCAGCACCATAGTCAGCCATCAGAATGTAAATCTCATCATCAACGACCTCATAGGATACTGAGTTGTATAAGTTTCCGTTCTTCATATTGGACGAAAAGTTATATGGGCTCCCCCTCTTTGGCATCTCTCCGACTTTGGTAAAACGTGGTTTGGGTGTAAGGATTACTTCCTTCACCAATCTCACCATCTCTTCCCCAATTTCGTTTAATACCTTCTCTAACATCTTAGTTGTATAATCCTGGTAGACAAGCCGTCTGAATCACTTGAATGGTTATGGTTGCTTCTACCCCACAGACATCCTCCTTGAATCGGTCAACGAAGGGTGTAAAGTTTACGGGTTGTTGTAGGAAGTATCCGTAGTCTGTCAACTGATTGGTAAACCAATTGTAGAAATCGTTTAATATTTCGTGGCACAGAGACAAACTTGAGAGTTGGTTGGACTGAGCCTCAACCCCAACGTATTCGTTCAGCAAATCGTAAATTAGGATACTGAAATTGAATGCCGTGTAGTCGTTGTATATCTGACTTGGTTGGGGGACGATGTGGATTGCTGGATACTCCGTGATATAATCCTCCCTTGAGTAGTCCGATAGATTACCCCACGACCTTGTTTTAAGTAGGGGATGTTGCGCTGCGAACTGATAGAAAAACCCAATCAAGTTCTGATATGTTAAATTCTGTTGTGTCATTAGTGAACTGCGTTTTGTTGTCTTTGTCTTTCTTTATTAGCCTTGTCCAACCTATAGGATAAATAGTTCATTACCTCCATCACATTTAGATTTAAGACTGGTTCTACTCTCAATATATCATCCCCCGCACATAACATCATTGCGTTGAAATAGTAATCCACTACCGATTGGACTACTTCTTTTGGGTCTCTCTTTTCAGACTTGCTTTCTTCTTGTTCACTTTCGTCTCCGAAGAGGATAGGAAATTTTCGGTAAGTTTCTGAGCGAAAGTTGTTAAAAAAAAAAGCGCCGACAATACAACAGAAACGGGGAATTCCATAAACTCCTCCATTCTGTCTTGACACTCCTTTAAGTCGTATTTGATTAGTTCTCTGTCATCACCAATTTTATCATCAGCACAAGGACGATATAGGTGCGTTGCCAGTAAAGGTAGGTTGATGGGTTTTTGTGCCAAGAACACCTCAAAGTTTATCCACTCACCATAAGAGATTTGTGATGGTTTAATCAACCCATATCTCTTACCATTGAACTCATAAACCAAGTTCAACTTTGATAAATCCTCTGATGCTCCATACTCAGATTTAAGAACCCCCGCAATGAATTTGACTTGTTGGAATGGAGCGTCAATGATGTCTTGTTTTGGAGCACCAGTGAAGTAGTGAATCAAGTCAATGTCTGACATATCCCCTACCATATCCGTCTCCATATATTGTCTTATGGTAATTGGTTTTACCTCATATTCTTTATCGTCTAATACTAATTTCATCCTTGTCCTCTTGATAATTTTTTATAGAACTTTGACCCCTTGTGATTGGAGTGTTTTGTCTTGGAGTGAATCCCTGCTCGGGACACTTTTGGTTTAACCATTTTGGCTGACGTGGTCTGCGTTTTTTTCTTCATAAAAGTTGTATAGTTTTTCTATAAGTTGAGAGATGGATATTTTATCATCCACGGCTTCTCTTTTTATCTTCTCAAAGATTTGGGGTTGTAGATACACCATCTTGTAGTTATACTCATACACAACCTCCTCTTTGTATTTTCTCTTGAATTTCATTATACGAATGAATATTTGGTTTTAGGTTTATATGCCATCTGAGTAATCAAATAACGACTGGCGTCAAGTAAGTGGTCTTTACCAGTTGGTTTGGATGTGATGTTCCCCGAGCGGTCTTTACCCCATCGGTAGTTCTTTATCTCGTCAATCAGATTGGTTGATGACTCATCAATCAAAATCTTCCATCTCTTCATTTCGTTGATTCCAAACAGAACAGAACCCGCTTCCTTCTTCACGGGGATTACTTTCTTGAACCCCCTTTTTTTGAGTTCCTCCAACATCCTTGGTTCTGAAGAATCACAAACGATGTCAAAGGTTTTTTGGACTCCACCTTCATCAAGTTTATAGGCGATGTCATCTATCAACAATCCCTTCTCATAGAATACTTCCTTGAGGTAGATTGTATTGTCGGGTTCATTGATTACCCCATACACACAAGCACACTCGTCTTGACTATAACCCCAGTCCAAACCAACACCCAAGAACTTGGAATATCGTGGAGCCTCTTGCGCTATTTCCCAATTCACAAAGATGGTCTCCCTTGGTTTAATTCTTTTACCAAGAGCATAGACCTCATACATCTCGGGGTCAAGTTCTCTAAGACCCTCAATTGCGTCAATGACCCTCTGTTCCAAAAATGGATTCTCCTTATACGTTGAGATGATTAGTTCAGCGTTGTCCCCTTGTTCCAAATCATACCAATACCATCCATCTTGAGCGGTGGGGTTGTAGTCCGCAATAATGAACTTAGTGGTTCTCATATTCAACTGAGTAAATGACTCCAACGATACTGACGTGATTTCATTGATGAATACAATCTCTTGCTTCATCCCTCGTAGTTTGGCTGAATTATCATCAGCCCCCAAGAAACGAATCATTGACCCATTGTCAAATCTGTAGATGACCTCTGACTTGTTGAAACTCTCGGGATTGTAAAATCCCATCTTCTCCATCACTTCCATAAAGTCAATCAAGATTGAGTTCCTAATAGAAACCAGTGTATCTCTGACGATTGTAATGGTGGTTGATTTATTCTGTAGAGCGTAAAGGATTA